CGAAGACGCGGGCCGGATATCCGTACTGAGTCACTACGGTCCTCCTTCTCTTGCGCGGGCGGCGAGCCAAGCCCAACCGTCCCGCTCATGCCAAAAGAAAACGTCGATCTGGTAGCGGCCGAGGAGCCCGGTATCCTCGCAGACATAGACCCGGTTCGTCGGATCGCGCGGGGCCCGGACGAGCTCCCCGGGCGCGTAGGATGAGCCGCAAGCTCCCGCGCCTCATCGCTCATGGCTGGCTACACTCCTTCTTATGCTCCGCATCGTATCTCGCCAGTACATCGCTCATGTCAAATGAGGACGGAATTCCGCGAACCGCAACGGCGAAAACCTCCTTGCATTGAGGACACTGGATGAGGTGCATTGGGTGTCCGTCTTCTTGGAATTCCATGATGCCCTTCATCGCTTCTCCTCCTCTTCGGGCCTGCCTAGCGGGGCGGCGAGGGCAGCGTGGGCTCGCCGCTGGATTTGCCTTAGCAGTTGGTGGTTGGTGTCGAAGTCACCGCCACCTGCACGTTGCCTTGCCGAGAGGCGAATTTCCTTCAGCGCCTCCCCGCGCAGCTTGTCCCGCACCTTGTAGCAGTTGCGCTCGGCGAGGAAATCTTCGGCTTCCTTGATAACCGTGTTCCAGCCTTCCTCACACCGTTTCCAGTGCCGCTCGGCCTCCTTCACGCGCTCCTGTAGGCGGGCGACCTCGGCCTCAAGGCGACGAATATCTCCATGCTCGCCCTTGGTGTGGTTGTGTACGCCCCGCTCATGTAGCCGCTCATCGCGGGAACTGCTGTTGTGGTCGATGATGCTCATTCGCTCCCTCCTTTATGGCAGTGCCCACAGGCCAATAGTCCCTTACCTCACGCTTACGCTGTGTCCTAAGTGCCCTGTCAGTGTGTCGTAAGCAGTAGAACCCTAGCGAGACGCAGCGGTGACTAAACAATTCCTTCACGGATTGCCCGCCACACGAGTTGCAACCTGGCACCGCTACGCTTCTAAGATATGCCATCACCTCGCCTCCAGTGGCATCCAGCCTGCTTCCAGCATGGCGTCCATCGCCTCCCGACACTCCTTCCAGCACTCGCTAGGGAAGCCGGGAGTCAGACAGTGGGTACGGTGGACTACATCGCGGGCGTTCTCTAAGGCGAGGAGCATCCCCTGGTGCTGTTTCCAGACCTCGTTGAACCGCTCTTGTAGCCGGTCTAAGGCTGCGGCGTATCCTTCGCCGCTCCTTAGCCTCTCTATAGTGTGGCCGCAGTCGCAGTCCGGTTGGCCGCATTGCGCATTCATTTCGCTCATCATTCCCTCTCCTTGGTCAGGATGGCCAGCGACCCGTATCGTGGCGACCGACACGGCGGGCCTGCCTAGCGGGGCGGCGAGATCCTTGACCGCGCCCTCACTCCCGCCGTTGAGATAGTGGACGCGGCGCCCGGCGTTGTCGGCGCTCTCATGGTCGCTTTCAGATCGAAAGGTGCCATCCGGCATAAAGAAGCCAACCGTCCAAAGGTTCGCCCCCGTCATCATGTAGACATACATTACGCTCCGGCCTCCTTCTCCGGGATCGGCACTCCCGGGAGCCATGCCTTGAGGACGAGCGTCTCGCCGAGCTCGACTTCATGCCGGTGATAATAGACGTAAGGATAGCCGCACTCCGCACACTCGCCTTGCCCGTTCACGATGCCCCATCGAAACGACCCGAGGAGCCCGCCGAGGCGCCGGCCGCAATCGACGCAATCGACGGTTGAAGATGCGTCGAGAGCCGCGATCATATCGGCGAAGTCCCCGGAGGCATGACGCACGGCGAGGGCGCGTTGTGAAAGCTCGATGCTGACGGTCATGATGGCTCTCCTTCCACGACCGACGTCGTCTCGACGACGGTGCCGACGATCATCTCCCGAACCTCGATCCGGTAGGACCGGGAGACGAGGACCTTCCCCCGGTTTTGGTTGAAGACGCGCATGAGCGCGGCGGCGGCGCTCCGGGCGTCGATCTCGGTCGACGTCAAGCGCGCCTCCTCCTTATAGAAAAACCAAACGTCGACCCGCCATCGCCTAGTCATCGGATCCCTCCTCCCGGTCGAGGCCGTTAAGGTAGGCGTTGACTATGCGATAAGCCTCCTGAATATGATCGCCTTCCGTCACGCCTGCGAGCCTCGACTTGATCTCCCGGAGCACGTCGAGCGCCGTCTCCGGCCGCGTCGGCGGCCCGACTTCGATCTCGCCCTTATCGCCCCGGACTATTACGACCGGCCAGCACGACGGCGTATCCTCGATGACGGGCCCGCCGCCGCTCAGATCGCCCTTGAGAAACGCGCGGAGGTCGCCGCTCCCCACTTCATCTCCAAGGTGCTCGTCCGGGAGGCCGGTCGCGGCCGCAAGGTCGCCCCGCCAATGGTGTATCGTCTCTCCGGATCGAGCCGCGAAGACGAGGCGCCGGTAGCCCCGAAGGGCCTGATGGCGATCGGTGACTCGGCCGCGCTCCTTCCAATACGGCTCCGTCTCCGGCTCGACCGCGTCGACGAAATCGAGAAGGTCGGCGTTCTCGTTGTTGACTTCAAGCCATTCGCCCTTGAGCTCCTCGCGACCGCTCCGCCGCCAGCCATTGCGGGAGACCGCCCATAAGCGGCCGCCAGCCTTGTCCCGGCGGTCGAGGTCGACAGTCGCCCGCTCCCCGTCCGCATTGAAGACGAGCGTCCCGCCCTTGAAGTGAGTCATGACGTCGCCTCTTCCTTGGCGGCGTCGAAGAGCCGCTTTCCGACCGCGCGCCGGGCGGCTCCGGCTCCGCCGAGCATCCCGGCGATCTCCGCCGCCCCGGCCGCGTCGTCCTCGATCATATCGTGACACTCCGGCGAGCAAACAGGTCGGCCCCGGGCCGTCAAATGCTCGGCGTCGAGGTCGACCGGCTTCCCGCAATAGGCGCAAGGCGCGTCCTTGATCTCGCCCGGCGGGTCGTCCTTGCCGGTCATATCGCCTTGCCTTCGATCTCAACGATCCGCCAGCCGAAGGAAGCCCAACGGGCCGGAGTGAGTTGATGGCGGCCCTTGCCCTCATGCCGAACCATGAGCTTGGCGTGCCTCACGCCCCGGATCTCCTCGCTCATGATCGCTGCCGTCCCGCCGAATTCCGTCTCGGGAAAGCAACAATCGTAACGGAGCATATCGATCGGAAACGGACCGGCGCCCTCGACGGTGAATCGCGTTTGGTGCATGGTCATTACGGTCCTCCTCGCTACTAGCTGCTGAATCAATTATCCCCACGTCTCCCCAACGTGTCAATACCGTCATGACCGAATCTAGGGGATATCCGAGACTTTAGGCGACCCTCAGATAGGCGCCTTGACGCCCTCGAGGCCGTTCGCTTACGCTTAAACCATCGTCAGGGGTTACGGTCCTCCGACGAGAGGCTCGGCGATTCTAGGCGCCGGGCCTCATTTCTTCGGAGGCTGGAAGTCCCGATCCCCCGCGACGGCGAGCGAATAGCCGGCCAGCGCGACGACCGCCGCGTCGGCCGCGTCCGCGTCCTTGACATAGATGCCAGTCCGGAGCTCGACGCCCCGGCGGACTATGTCCTTGATTGAGCCGTCGCCTGGCCGGACGGGCCGCCCGATGATGAGGTCGCGGGCCTTGTTGACGGGTATCTCCACTAACGCTGTCAGCGGCGCCGCCGCGATCTCCACCGCCGCGCGCGCCTTGGCGAGCGCCTCGATCGTCTCGATGGACGTGTTGCCCTTGCCCCGGGCCCATCGCCCCGGCTTCTCGATGACCGTGAGGTCCGGGCGGAGCTCCTCGATCACGCGCCGAACCATTAAGCATATCGCCCGGAGCCGGAGCGGCGTCGGCGTCCTCTCCTTGCCGGACGAGAAGGAGTCGTAATAGACGAGCTCGTCGTCACGGACAAGAGCGAGGCCGGTTCGCCGGAGGGCCGCGTCGACGCCGAGGACCTTCATTCGGGAATGAGGGCCTTTTGCGTCGGGGCCGGGTTGATGGCTTCGACGAGCTCCTCGATCGGCCGGAGGGCCGCCGCGTGAACCGAATAGGCTTGGAGCCCTTGGTCCATCCTTCGGAGATCATAGAAGCTCTGATGCGTGAGCCATCCGGCGACAATCCAACGCCCGGGCTTGCGGAAGACGCCGCGCACGAGGACATACAGGTCCCGGGCCTTGTGCGCGTCATGGAAGGGAACCAAAAGCGGCGATGAGGGAGAGGACCGCGTCTTGACCTCGAGACGGCCGAGGCGGCACTCGAAATCGAAGCCTCGATCGCGGCCTCGTGGCTTGTCGCGATAGTGCCGCCATAGCCGCTCAAGACTCATCCCGAGGACGAGGAGCCCGACCGCGATCTCCCCGGTGAGTCCGACGAGCTTGTTCGCCCGGGGATCGCCTCGCTCGCCCATCGGCCGCTCGCGAAGGCCGGCCCGCTTGGCGTTCTCCATCTCCCGATCGGTCGCCCACTCGATGAGCTCGACCTCCTCGGGCGTTGGCTTGAAGATCACGGCCCTATTATCCGGCGGGCATCCTCTCTTGAATAGACTCGATCGTCACCTTGACGTAAGGCGTCCTCATCATCTCGAGGAGGAATGAGCCCGAGACCACGTCGATCGTCGCGGCGAGCTTGATCTCATGCTCCGGCGCCGTCCCGACCTCCTTCCCGGGCTTCGTCGAGAAGCTCTTGATCGTCGCGTTAAATGTCTTCTTTTCCATCCGGTCCTCCTTGTCGCTAACCCCCGCTTGGATCGCCGTCACTCATCCGGCGACAACCGCCTCCCACTCGACGACGAACGTCGTCGCCGGCCGGCCCGCCTTGAGCGTCCGAAACCACTCAATGCGACGGTCGTCGATCGCACCCTCGAGATCAAGCGCGAGCGAGTCGATCCACTCATCGGGGATCGGACAAATGCAAAGCGGATTCCGCTCGATCGCACAGATCGCGCACTCCGCCTTGAGCAAGTCCGCGACCTCCCGGTCGGATTCCGCGACCTCCCATAGCATCCTCGCCGCGAGTATCCTCGTCGCGGCTGCCGCCTTACTCTCCGGCATTACGGTCCTCCTTTCGGCGGGGCTTTCCCCGCATAGGGGCCGCCGTCCGGGCAACAAGAGCACGACCCCGGCCCGGCGATCCCGTCGTGCTGCAGACGATATTTCCCGCGATGATATCGGTCGAAGTAGTATCCCGGCGCCTCACCCTCGCTGGCCGGTCTCGCCTGCGATCCCCGGCCAGGCCGGAAATCCGTTTGCAAGAGCCGGACCATGTATCCGAGCGGCTCGGTTCTCGGCTCCTCCGCCGCCTTCTCATAGACGCCCCATATCGTCTCCGGCGAGTGGCCGTCCCTGATCCAGCCGTCAACCCGGCGGACCGCGACGTCCATCGTCAGGCCCCATGAGAGGCTCATCGCGTCAGCGATCCTCTCGGCCTCGTCCTCCTCGCGCGGGCGCGCGTCGGGAGGCTTTCCGTCGCCGGGAGGCGGGGAGGGGTCGTCTTGTTTAGCTAATGCCTTCTTAGTCATACTGTTTACCTCCCCTCCACCTCCCTTGGACGCGGGACCTCCCTCAAGGCCGAAGCCGCGCGAGGCAAGCGGAGAGCAATATGGAGGGTTAGGGGCAAGGGGAAGAGGCCCTTGTGATAAAGGGTATTGACAAATGATCGGTTGCGTTGGTAAGCTCTTGTCGACAGGACTTCACCGGGGAGCATAGCTCGCCCGCCCGCCGATTGTCAAGGGCCCCGGCGCGATGCCGGGGTCTCGGCATCTCAAGAATCATGATGATCGCCCCAAGGCTCAGTCCCATTCAGCATTCCTGCCGTAATGGTATTCACTTGATAGCAATCAGGACACTCTATCCGAGCCTCTCGCTTGCCAGTATCGAGATCACTGACGACTAAGCCGTTCCTGTCGATTCTCCGCTCCCAAATGTTGCCGTTGGAACTGACATATAATTCCAGGCGGCGCTTGTCTCGCGCGCTCATCGCTTCGCCTCGCGGCCAAGATGATACGTCCAGCCCATCGTTATACAACCGGAGCATTGTTCATTGACCGCGAGGATCTCGGCCGCCGTCCGGTCCTTGAGGGTCCCCCGGTCGACCGCCCCGACCTTGCCGCAAGCCGCTTCCCATTCCGTCGTCTCTCCTCGTCGGACCATGACTCGGGCGAGCCGCTTGATGAAGTGAAACTCGCCGTCGATATAGGCCGTCGTGTAGGGTTGGGCGGGTCCGCCCCGGCGAGCCATCAGTCGGGGAGCTTTCGAGGCTGCCATGCCTCCATCGCGGCGACGTGCTCCTTGACGTGTTCCCGGTCGAGCGGCAGGCCGTGTAAGGGATAGAGCTCGAAGTAAAAGCGGACAGCCGCCGCCGCGAGCTCATCCTGGCCGCGCAGCAGGAACAGCGGCTCATCCGGCGGGAAGCCGAGCCGGTCGAGGTCGGTGAGAGAGTGCTTAGCTTCCGCAATGTATGACGGTCGGCCAACGCCGCTCCGGTCGCCCTCTAACATCTCAATGAGAGCTTTCGCGGCCTCCCGCAGCGGCGCGACCGCCCGCTCCGGGTAGAGCCGGCCATACTTGCTATCGTTGCTCATGGTGCCTCCGTTCCTCGCGTTGAAGCTCCTTGACGGCGGCGGCGCCGCACTTTCGGCAGTAGGGACCGATCTCCTCGTTGCGCGTGTTATGGAGCATATCCGTCGCTTTTCGTCCGCAACGCATACACTTCGGCTCAAAGATCGCGCGCAGATGGGCCGCCATTATACCCTCCCCTTTCCCGTCTTGAGATAAGCCTCACGGCACGGCGAGCGGCCCGAGTGATATACCTTGCCGGCGCGTTGGTCGCGGTCCTCGGAGTCCTCGATGGGCTTGCCGCAAGCCGAGCAAAGAGGTCGGTTGGCGCGATAGATGCCCTTGGTCGTCGGCGGGTCCGTCATGAGGACGGCCTCTTGACCTTCTCGACGTCCGGCGGCATGGGCGTTGCCGGAGTGATTTGGACGTAGGCCGTCGGCATCCCCTCTTCGATGAGCTTCTCCTTGACGCCGTCGGGGAGCTCGAGATCCTCGACCTCCTTGACGCGCAAGCCCGGCGCGCAAAGCAAGAGAGCCTCGACATGAGCGCGCGTCAATTCGTAATCCTTGATGACGTCGGGCAAGCGGTCGACCCGGACCTTCCGGTTGGGGCGCGATCTCCAACCGGGCGCCCCGTATTGAGTCCTCATCGACTTGACGCCCGCCTTGTTGAGGAGCTCGCCGAGGGCCGCCTTATACATTCCGGTGACCGCCTCCCATGCCTTACCGGCTCGCTGCGCCTCGTTTGTCTTATGCGTGAGCCATTCGATCGGATCACCGACGCCCTCGGGCATCTCGAGAATCTCGCCGCTCTCCGGGTCGATGATGATATCGCCGATCTTGGCGACCTCGTCAGTCTGTTCCGTAGTCATTCCCGTCCTCTCCTTCCGATTAGGGGTCGCCGCCAACGCCCTGCCGTCGGCGGACGGCGCACAATACGATCTAGCGAGACCTCCTCGACCGTCACCCGGAGCACCGTCCCGCACTTCGGACACTTGAGGGAGCGATGCGTCCGCTCCCACTCGGCCTTTCGGCAACCGTCCGAGCAATAGATTTGATTCGCCCGAGGGTTGTCGATCGGCCTCCGGCAATCGATGGCCGCGCAGATCATCGCTTAGGGCGCCTCCGGCGGCGGGCCCTCGACCTTCGACTCGGCGGCGGAGCGAGCCTCCTCCTCGTCCGGCTCGACGCCATGCGCCTCGGGCCCGTCCGCCTCTTGTTCCGCCCGAGCAATATCCTCCGGAGCCGGACCCTCCGGCGCTTGGCCCTCGCTCGAGTCCCCGGCGACGACTCCGTCCGCGCCGGGTCCCGGCGGCCCGGGCTCCGGCGGCGCCAAGCTAGAGACGAGCGTCTCCTTCATCTTCTCCCATGACTCTGATTCGCTCGCTCCGCCCGCGATCATCTTGTCGATCCCTTCCCGGAGGGCGTGACATTCGGGGGGCCCGTCGGCGTCTGTATGGCGCTCGGGCGGTTGGCCGTTGCAAGAGAGCTTGAGGATCGCATGGAGGGCGCCGCGCGTGACGATCTTCGCCTCGCTCGCCTTGGCGTATAGCTCGGAGCGGGCGCGCTTGGTCGCCTCGTCCATGAGTTGCTTCGGCGTCTCGACGGGGCCGGAGGCCGCCTCGGGCAAGACGGGATCGCCCTCAACCCGAACGGCCGTCCCTTCGAGTACCTCTCCGGTCTCCTCGTCAACAAACCGGCTCAAGCCTTGAGCCGTGAGGACGTCCCGGAAGGCGGTCCGGAGCGCGCGCCGGCGAGCCCGCGTCTCGGCCATCTCGTAAGGCTCCTTCTCGACGGGCGTATGGCCGCGGCTCTCTTGCTTCATGCTCAAGCCCTTCGATTCGGCGGCCGTCACTCGGCCGCGCCGGATGACCGGAAGGAGCTCGCCGTTCGGATACTTCCGATGAACCTCGGCGATCGCGAGGAAGTCGCCCGCCGGGCAATTGATCTCTTGCCGCTCGGCGTCGGAGGCTTGCCTCGCCGTGAGCCGGATGAGTTGGCTTGGAGCATGGCGGCCGATGAGCCGGAGCCATCCTTGCTCGGTGACGAACGGGCGCCCCTGATAGGGGACGATGTCGCCCATGAACGGATCAAGGTCATAGGTGAGGGAGACCGCGACGAATTCGCGGGCCGCCTCCGATTGTTGAAGGTCCCGGGGAAACTTGGCTCGGAGCTCGCCGAGCGCCTTGTTGGGGTCGGCGAGGAGCGCCTTGGTCGAGGGCGAGAGTGCGGTTGATTCGGTCATGTTAAAAAGCCCTCCTTACGAGCTTCGAGATAAGAACGGAGGATATGCTCGACTTGCCTCCCGAGGGAGCGATGCTCCTCGTCAGCGAGTCCCTTGATCGCTTTCGCGAGCTCGGGATCGATCCGGACGTGTAGGTCCTTATGGGGGCGCCGGACCGGAGGGCGCCGGCTCACGCGCCGAGGAGATGCCATAGCACGATCGAGATGATGATCCCGGCCGGGATCACAAGATAAGGCGCGTCGCGCCAAGATGGAGAATTGTGCATTACGGTCCTCCTTTGCTATGCCGTCCGTTGGGGATAATCATATCCCCACGTCTCCCCGCTTGTCAAGCCCCAAGCGTCAAAATGTGCGGGTCCGGAGAGCGCGCCGGTAGATCGTCGAACGGGAGTCCGGCGGCCCATCCGCCGCCCATCGTTGCCGGACCTCTTCCGCCTCCTCCGCCGTCCGGGCGAAGTAGACCCGGGCGTCTCCATACCAGACGTGATACGGCCGCGACGTCCCGGGATGCTCGGTGATCTTGGTTTGCAAGCCTGCCTCGAGCGGGCGCCTACCCGTTAGGACCGCCTCCTCCGTTCCTTATCGCCTTCTGTCCCTCCCAAAGCCCGGTCGCGGCGAGTCCGGCGAGGAAGCCGGTCAAGATCGTCGCCGCCCAATTAGGCTCGGCGACCTCCTCGACGATGGCGGCCTCCTCAGTCGCCAACCGGAGCGCGACGTTGAGGACGATGCCGACGAGCACGGCCAGCGCGGCGATGTAGCGGTCCGGGAGCGAGATCGATTGACGGATCAGCAGGACTATCGCCATGACGACGGCCGCCCCGGCGACGCCGCCGAGCCCGATGAGCTCCTCCATGATGAGCCTCCTTCTATCCTGAGCCTTCCTTGAGGGCCTTCTTGACGGCCTCGACCGTCTTAGCGAAGGTCAACCCGCCGACGCTCCCTCCGCCGTCGGGGATGCCCGTGATAGCGGCGAGGATGGCGTTATGGACCTTCGGAATTTCGATGCCGGAGGAGACGATAGCCTCCCGGCACCACTGGCGAATCTTCCCGCCGTTGGCGACGATGGCCGCCGCCGCCTTCGGCTGGATAGCGGCGATGACCTTGTTTAGCGTGACCGGCGGCTTCCATGTGCCGCCGTTCCGCTTGATGGCCGTGTTCATCTGTCCCGTGCCGAGCGCCAACACGATCCCGCGCGCCAAACTAGCGTCCACGTTGCGATAGTCCGGGATGGCGTTGTATTGGCTATCGGTTAGCTGCGTGTATTTCGCGCCCGCCTTGGCCCAAGCGCCCCATTCCGTCCGCGATATATGGCGCCTCCCCTGCGCGGTCGCGATGGAGATATTCCCCTTCGGGTTGCGGAAAAATGATGGCATATCGTCCTCCTCTCCCTTTGCGAATGTCAGGCTAGGGATGATCTTGTAGAAATTAGCTCCGTTGCAAGACGTCGCCGTAAAGTCGCGATGGCCGAAGGCGATCGCCCCGGCGTTAGGGCCGGAGGTCGGATGAGAGCTCCCGAGGTTCTCCATGCCCATATCGATCTTGAGCCAACCGGCGAGGCGCGAGAGGAGAGGGGCGTATCCTCCGAGGTTGGCCGGGAGCTCGAAGTTACCCTCTCCGGCGACGCCGATCCCGCGCGTGTTGTGGGCGTAGGTATGGGCGCCGGTTCGGTCGAGGCCCCGGCCCTCGCAGACGACGAGGGTCCCGTCGGCCATAAAGAAGATGACGAGCGAATAAGGGACGTCGAGCCCGAGGTCCGGGCGGATCGTTTGGAGTTGGCGCATCTTCGCGAAGACTTCGGAGAGCGTCTCCCAAAAGTTAGGCGTCGCGTCGTTGTCGATGATGACGGTATGGTGAAAGATGAGCTCGGTCCGGTCGAGTCGGTTGACCGAGTAGCCGAGGCGAGGGATATCGGTGCGGGCGCCCCACTCCTTGCGGGAGTAGTATCGGAGCCCGGTCATGATCTCAATCATGCGTCCTCAATTCTCAAGATATCCGGGGACGGGATGAGCGGGCGGCTCGCCGAAGTGCCCCTTGAGCGTGATCGTCTCGTCAGAGAGGCCGAGCGCGGCGACGATCGTCTCCTCATCGATATCGAGGTTGACTCCGGCGATAATATCGGAGAGATCAATCGGCTCTAATGCTAGCATCGACCCGGGCGGCCGGCGGCTCGGTCGAGCGTTAGTATCGGCCAACGCCCAATAGACGGCGACCGCCATCGCGACCCCGAAGGCGAGTTGGAGAGCGAGGAGGCGGCAGAGCGGCGTCACTTGAATAACTCGAAGATCGACTCTCGGATGCCGAGCACGAATAGCGGCGCCATTAGACCGATAAGGATCACGCCGCCCGTTATGCGCTGTTTCCAGGTCTCTAGAATGTTGAGCCGGTTGCCATGACCCGCTTGTATCTCCTCAACCGTCTCGACTCGTTTGTCAGTGTTGGAGGTTCGCTCCTCGAGCTTCCCTAATACGGCCGCGATAGTCGTCATTGGGTCGCGATCGGGATCTTGCATTGTCTCCCCCCTTTACAACGATACCGATTGGCTCACTTCGACCGTCCCGAGCACGACGACCGTCTCATCGCCCGCGTCCATCCGCTTGCATTGATACGCCTTCTTGCCCGCCGTCAAGCCGTCGGTGTCGGTGTCGGTGATCGTGATCTCGATGACCGAGGAGGCGCCCGTTACCTCCGGAGGATAATTGGTCGGGTCGCCGTTGACGATCGCGATCCCGGAGCCAACCGTCTTCTGGAAGAGCGCGGCAGCATCGGCGGCCTTGTTCTTGAGCGTGAACGTTATAAGCGTCCAGCCTGAGAGGTCCTCCGGCGTCGAGTCGTCGCGCTTGAAGACTTGGACACGGAGCGTCACGTCCTCGCCGATAAAGAAGCCGTCTTTGCCGAGGAGGTCAACCCACTTCGCCATTACGCCCTCTCATTCCGACCCTTGGCCGTTATTGTAGCATCGTTTATGCCGGTTAGCGTTATCGCGCCCCGGTTCCGCCCCCGAGCGAGGAGCGGCCCGGCCATCCCGGCGATGGTACGGATCGGGACATTCTCGCCCCGGATCGGCTTCGCTCCCACGAGGCCCGAGGCCAAGATGACCCGCCCCGAAGACGGCGGCAGGGCATCGGGCGGCACCGACAAGCCGGAGCCGACGACGCAGGCGTACATCCCGTAAATCTTACCCGTTATCCCCGCCGTCCCGCGCACCCCGATCCGTAGGTTGTTGTAGTCCGCCCGCGTCCAGGCCGACGCGCCGGCGGGCGGCGGGTCAAGTTGCGCGTAGCCGCACATCGCCGCACCGGGCACGATGTCCCAAAAGTTCCAAACGATGTCATAGGCCGTGATGGCCCCGTCGCCGAACGCGGCCAGAATCTTCGACGCCTCTTGTTGACCTGCCACCTTGATTGTTACGAGCGCCACGCCGACGGCATCGACCGTGCCGCTACCGTAGGGCGGTAGCGTGAACATCTGATCGACCTCGCCGGTGCCGCTGATGAAGTCATTAGCTTGGTTGTCGAGGTCGTAGGGGTCATCGACGGCGCGCCATTTGTTCGGGCCGACATTCGGCACCCAAAGGCCGCCCGGGACGTCATCGTATGGCGGGACGGCCCAAACCGCGTAGTCCGTGCCGAGAATGTCGCCCTCGTCGTCGCCCTCGGTGACGAACACGCAGTCGTGGTCGATGTTGAGGGCTGTCGTCTTGCCAGCCGTCACTAGGCCGCCGAGGCCGGAGGTGCCGAGGCAGCCCGCCGCGTCGATGCGGCTGTCGGATTGCCACGAGGGAGTTAGATATTCGGCTCCGTCACGTAGAAGCCGGACACGTTTAGAAACCGTGTCTACCTGAAGTTGCCATAGATGGTAAGCCGATTCCGGCACGGCGATAGCGGCGGCGGTGCCGCCCAATGATACCCAACCCGCGCCTGTTTGCACACTCATGCGTGGCGAAGCTGCCGACCCTGCCGGGTTAAGTTGAATCCGAGCCCTTACCGCCCCGTTCGGCGACCCCTCACTATCATGGTGAGACGTGAACCAGAACTGCGTAACGCCAACCTGTGCCCCCACGATGCTGCCGAGCTTCGCCCACCAGTTATAGACGCGGTAGCGCTTCGTCGGCGCGGGAAAACCGTTCATGAAGCGATGGTCAAGCACCGGCTGCCAGGTGAAGCCCCAATCGGAATGTCTACCCTCTATTAGAAACGTCCCGCCGCTGTTATATAATTCGTGGTGAGGGCCGCCAATACTTTGGCTCGCAGTAGCGACGTCGCTATCCCACCCTTTGCCGCCGCTGCTTAGCGCAAACCAACTCACGGCGTCGAACGGTAGCCCCCCTAGCACCCTGACCGTCATGCCCACTCCTCGCCGTCAACGCGAACATTATCGGCAGGCAGCACCTTGACCATCGGCGGGTCCAGCGAGTAGACGCGGACTCGAACCGCGACCCCCTCCATCGCCTCAATCGCAGCCCGCAACGCCCGCGCCGCCGTGTAGGGATCGTGGCCCTGGAGAAAAAAGGCCAACACCCGCGATACCTTACGGCCTAGCAGATCGAACTCTATCGGGTCGTCCGGCGTCGGCGCTCGTGGGGCATGGGGCCACTCCCCCATAGCGCGCACTTCGTCTGAGCGCTGTATCAGCCCGGGATAGCCCGCGAAGAACACGCGGTTGGCGGCCGCGACCTCATCGGGCGTCATGCCGCCGTCTATCAGGTGGCGGTAGGCGTCAACCCACGAGTGACCGTAGGATGCGCTGAGATAGGCGTCAGCCCGGTCGGCGGCGCTCCGGAGCGTCCTAGTAGGCAGCGCCGGCCTTGCCTGCCGTAGCACTTCCCGCACGAGGTCAAGGTTGGAGGCCGAGACGTCGCGCGGGATCGTGGCGCCCTTCCAGTCGGTGTTACGCGAGCTGAGACCGTTCAGCCGATCGCCGTCGGGCAGGATGACGTTCTGCGCTACGCAATCAACGAGCGTCATGTGCTGCAAGTCGAAGCGTGAGAGATCGTGGCCGGAAAGGTCGACCCGTCGAAGGAAGCCATGCCGTATGTCGCGGGACAGGTCGCTAGGCAACAGCCGGTAGAGCGCCGTCGCTGAGCCCTCCCGAACGAAGCGCGGCATCTAACTCACGACCCCGATCCGCTCCGACACCCATTCGACCATCTGGTCCTCCGCTAACAATTGTGGCCGTCGAGCGCGGCTGCAAGTTTGATAGGTGTTGCGCACGGCCTGGTCGAGATCCCCGGCCTCGACGTTCTCAAGCTGTATGTCACGCGCGAGCTCAGCGTCGGTGCGCGCCCGATCATCGTCATCGACGACGTCGTCGAGCATCTCCTCGCGCAGCGTTACCGTCAGGGCGAGGAGGCGGGCGCGGTTCTCGGCGTCCAGCAGCCGGTAGCCAGCCCACAGAACCCGGACGCCCCGCCGGCGGAGCTGGTCGACGATCTTGCGTGTGATAGGAAACTCATCGCCGCCGTGGTCGCCCACAACCATCATGCGATCGCGGTCGCAGGCTCCGGCCAACTCGAGCCAGCCCTTCGACATTCGGGCGCTAGATCGTTCGCGTCTCGGCATTATCAAACCTGAATATCGTGTCGTGTCCGGCGCGGTAGACCAGGCTGTCGTCATCGGCATTGTAGACGAGCTCACCGGGGAGAAGCGTCGAGTCGGTGATGCTAGCCCACGACTGGTTGATGGTCCTCATATAGGTCCCTGGACGCCCGACGACCGGCGGCCTCGGATCGCGCTCGCGCATAATCGAGTCGAGGACGTCTTCGCGCGCCATCTAAATCTCCTCTACTATGAGCACCGTCGCCAACGTCTTGCCTTTGCCGATCCGGTGCTGGACTCCCTCGATCCAGCACGTCTTGTCGACGTTCGGACTGTGGCTCTCGAACTTCGCGCGGAGCGTTATCGGATCGTCGAGCTCGAGATCGAGCTGCATCGCTTGGAGTAGGTCCTCGTCGCCGCCGGAAGGTTGCTGCTGACTCATCCCAATATTGGCGCGGACCACCTTAACCTTGTATCGACTGAGAAGGCGCGTCGCCTCGCTGTCCATCTTCGAGGATTGCGTCGCCTGTAAGGGCATCCGGATCGGCAGATTCCGGTGAAAGGTAAGGGCCGTATCGCGCTTGGTGATCTCGCTGACCTCCGTCGGATAGGCCAACGGGCGTCCGGTCCAAACGAGATAGCCAGGAGTAGCGCCTGCTGTGATCTCGACGGTTCCGCCGAGGCCGAAGTTACGGTTCCAGTCCTCGACGGTGACGCCGGTTTTGAGTCCCTGCCGAACCTCCGCCGCTATCTGGTTGTAGCGAGCTGGAAAGGTGTCGCCGATGCTGAGATTCTTCTCCGGTGAGAGCTGCCATATCGTCATCTTCGCTGCTGAAATGGCCTCAACGACGGGAGTGCCGCGACTCGTCACGGTGACGCTGTCGACGCGGTCGGCGGCGTCGAAGCTGATCCCGAGTCCTTGCCGGAGGGCGAACGGCAATAGTCCGTCACCGTCGCCTAGAACCAAGCGCGGCGCCGGAGCCGCCGGGCGGCTGTCGCCATCATGGAACACAACGCGATCGCCATTCGCAAGCGACTTCGCCTCGACGTATATCCGGCCCGGCTCCGAATCGAGAACGTCGAAGATGATTGATCCCGCCGGCTCCTCGAACGCTGCCACGATCTCGGGACTCTGACCCCCGGCGTCGATAGATCGCGGGATGAAGTCGACGCGTTTGACGAAGTGAAGGTCGTCGACCATGAAGTCGATGTTCGTCGTCGTCGTCGTCAACACGTCGAAGTAACGGTTCGTGCCGAGGCTCGCGAGCGTGAACGGCAGCGGGATTCGCTGCCATGCGGTCGTGAGCGTCACCGTCTTGCTCGCAACCTCCACGGCATCTCGCATGATCCGAAACTTCACCTCGACCGTTGACGTAGCTGAGCGGGCGTAGACGGCGGCGTCGTAGTCGCCGGTCGCCGCGAGATCGGTCGTGGCGTCATATCGCACCCCCTCACCACTGGCTACGTTCGCGGTAATGGCAGAGAGACGCCAGTCCCCCTCGAATACGACGTCGGACCCAAAGCCCTCCTCGATGGCGGCGTCACCAGCTCCGAGAACCGACCAGCCCTCCGTAGGTAGTAGCGGGGCCGACGCGAGACGGGTCCACTCAAATCCCCAAGAGTCGGCATGAACGAGCTCGCCCTCTACGCGGTCGAGGATTCGCTCGATCGCAAGGCCGGATGGTAGCTTCTTAAGGATGCCCATGCTGATCTTCTCGTTGAAGATCATCGCCAGCCGGTCGCGGCACTCGATCCGCGCCGTATGGTCGAGCTCCTCCTTTAGATCGAAGTCGAAGATGAAGCCCTGGAACATCAGGAAGGTCGGATTGGCCGACCGTGAGCTGGTGCTATCATCCGCCGTTCCGCTCCAGGTGCATCCGGGCTGGCGCCCGTCGACGTAGGGCTGTAGCGGCTCGCTCAGACCATCGGAATCGTAGAACATGACGGCGTCGATGAAGAAGTCGAAGACGCCGTCCGCGATCTCCGTCCAGACGGTCAGGCCGCACGTTGCTGCGGTCGCCGGCGCGATGATGCTGATCGATACGGCCTGCCACTCACCCGTTGCCAGGAAGGTGACGCGATCCCTCTGGAAGATGCCGCCGTTGATCCACTGGAGCGCGATCTCCATCTTCTTGCCCAAGGGCGCCTTGACGCGGGCGCGACCCGTATAGCGCACACCGACCGTAACCGCTGCCCCGCTGCCGCCGACGTCCACGAACACGACGCCGGAGTTGACGACGTTGCTGGCTGACACCTTTCCGCTCGCGCTGCTGGTAAAGGATTCCGATGTGTCGCGAGCGAAGGACGCGCCGCCTTGCGATGCGTAGCGCAGGATGCCGAGCGTAAAGGCCGGGTTGATGACGAGGTTGGTGATCGCCGGAGTGGTCCACGTCCAGTAGAGCCGCACCGGAACGTCGTGGTCGAGGTTCGCGATCGTTCCCTTCAGCGGCGAGAAGCGCCCGTCGCGGTTCTGCATCGTCAGGGTCATGCTCCCTGGCCGATCATTTACGAGCGGACTTCTCCGGCCCCGCCTAACGCTCGCCTCAAGCAAGTAGCTGGTGATGTCCTCCGACCACGATCCGTCCCGATCGACGTCGAGCTCGAGCGTGGGCGCGAAGTTCTCGCCACCCACTAGGAGAGCACTCCCTGGAGCTGTCGACGAATCTCCGGCATCGCGTCTCGAACCTCATCCTGAATCATGCCGCGGCTCGGCGGGAAACGAGAGTTGATCGTGAGGTTGAGCGTGAATGGCGCCGCCCTGAGCCCGACCGGGGCTCGGTCGAGCGGTTGGACGATCTCGCCACGCCTGCCGCCGTGCAAGATCGCCGGCGTGATGACGCCAGGCGGGATGAAGGCGCCCTCCTGCAACCGGGGAATCGAGACTCGCGGGATATGGGGGATTCCGATCGTGCCGAGGCCGAAGGGAAGCGTAATGTCGGGGATCGCGTTGATGAGGCGGATCACGAAGTTGACGCCGCGCTCGACGAGGCTGATCAGCGCGTTGAGAGCGATCTTGACCAGGAAGAGTCGAGCGTCGATGCCGGCCTTGATACCTGACAGGATGGCGGCACCGGCGTCGAAGGCAGCAGTCTTAAACAAGCCGGCGAGGTCTCCAAGGGCCGTCAGTCCTCCATCCAGCAGCGTCCTGATGAGAGCCCCGAACCCGCCGAGGACGAGCTCTATCTCGGTCATGATCCCGTCTAGGATGTCCGAGACGAGACGCTTGATACCGTTCCACACCTCATCCCAATCGCCACGAATGACCGCGAGTCCGATCGCGATCACGTCCTTTATCACCCTGATCGTCGTCTCGATCCGGTTCTTGATGATCTCGAAGACGGTCGTCACGATGACCTTGATCGTCTCGAAGGTCGCCTCGAAGATCGCCCCGAGGACGGGTATCTCCTTGATCTTCTTGATGACCGAGCCGATGGCCGCCGGGACCGTGACCGTGAGCATCTTCTTGATCTCATCCCACTTGGCGAGGACGAGGATGATGGCGGCGACAACAAGGAGCCAGGGATTGAGGAGGAGGAGGATCGCCGCCGCGACGGCAATCAAGAGCGGCTTGTGCTCAAGGAGGAATTCACCGACCTTTTCGAGGATCGGGAGGACGATTGGCCGGAGGACATTCTCGAAGATCAACACCCAAGCGTCGCGCCATGTATTGAAAGCGTCAAGAAGGATCGGGAGGACCTCGCGCCCGATCTCAATCAAGATATCGGCGAATTCCCTGAGATGGGGGAGTATGGCCTCCGCCGCCTGCCTGACGGCCGGCAGGGCGTCCTTGGCGAAGTCCTTGACCGTCGGGATGATCGTCTTCTTGAAGACGGGCTCGAGCTTATCCTTGAGGAGCGGGACGAGCTTCGTCTCGATGAGTGTCGCGAGCTTGCCGAGGCCATCGAAGACGGCCGACGCCGCCGGCTGGACGCCAACGATGAGCGTGTTCTTGAACCGCGTGAACTTCTCGCCGAGGCTCTCGGTTGAGCGGGCCGTATCGAGGACAGCGCCCTCGCTGAGAGCGAGCTCCTTCGAGAAATCGGCAAGGTCGAGGGCGCCGGTCCGAATCGCGACCGAGAGCCGTTGGGCTCCCTCGGCGCCGAAGGCTTGAGTCGCTAGGTTGAGGGCCTCCGACGACGTCTCGGCTTCCTTGATCTTGGTGATCTGATCGTCGAGCGCGCCCGCGAGGTCGGTGACGCCCTCGTCGGCGAGCTTCCGCATGAAGGCGTTGAGGCCGGGCATGACGCGGGAGACGTCGATGCCGGCCTTTTCGAGGGATGCGAAGAAGGCCGTCGAGGTATTGAGATCAAACCCGAGGTTCTTGAGGACGGGCCCGTATGTTTGGAGCGTCCCGAGGAGCTTGGTCATCGGGACGTTACTCTTCTGAGAGGCCGTAAAGACGGAGTCGAGGGCCTTCGCCCCATCCTCCGCTCTGATCTCGAAGACGTTGAGCGCCTTGCCTCCGGCGGCGATCAGGGCGGCCGAATCCTCGCCGAGAAGACGAGCGGCCTCAAGCCCCGTCTTGGCGAGCTTTTGGAGGGTCGGCCCGGTCGCCCCGGTAAGCGTGTTGAATTGAGTGATCGCGTCGGAGGCCGACTCCATATCGGTCGGGATCGCCTTAAAAACCTTTTTGAAGTCGCCCTTGAGCGTATCGAGCGTCTTGCCGGTCTCGCCGGTCCCGACCTCGATCTTGTCGAAGGCTTTATCGAAGTCGGCGCCGAGCTTGAACAGTCCGGCCCCGAGCGCGACGGCCCCGCCGGCGCCCGCGAGAAGGCCAAACTTGAGCGCCTTCCCGGCAAGCCCGCCGAGGCCGCCGAGCTTCCCCTTGACCTTATCGATCTGGCCGGAGGCTTGGTCCTTAGCCTTGAGGAGGAGCGTAAGCTCCGCTTGAGTCGCCATCGCCCTCCCTCATCCGCTTGATCGCGATCAAGGTTGTCATGACCGCGTTACGCTGCCATTCGGTTGCTTCCTCTTGGCCCTTGGGTCGATCCATGACCTCCTTCGCCCGAGCATAGGCCCGGAGATCCATAATATCGAGCGTGAGCCCGGCCGGTTGGCGGAGCGCCTCGGCGGGAGTGCAATTGAACTCCTCGCATACCCTCGAGATTATCCACTCCGGCGGGACTTTCGGGCCGCCCTCCTCACCCTCCTCGAGGGAGAGGTGGAGGGCGATGAACCATTTTTTCGGGTTGCCTCACTTGCCCGGCCGAAGGACCGCCCGATAAGATAGGCTTGCTCTTCCATCGAGAGGCTCGTGAGATCCTCCCTACTCGGAGGGCTTGAGTAGAGCTCCGGCGGCTTCGCGTCATTGGTCCACGTCCAAGCGATGATCGACTTCTCGAGATGGCTCGTCATCCGGGCGATGATCGCGACCGCCTCCTTGGTCTCCTCGGCGGACATACCGCTCCCGATCTCGAGCTTGTCGAGCTCAAGCATGGTCGTAAGATCGCCCATCGCCGACGTCGCCGCCATCGTGACGGTCTCGCCGGCGTGAGGATGATAGACCTCGCCCCCGACCTCGATCTCGAAGTCGGAGCAATCGAAGGTGAGGGCCGGGACCTTCGTCCTCGGGACTTTCGTCCTCGCAACCGCGCGCGTCATAAGTGTCCTCCTTTAAGCGGCTCGCTGCAGCTCGTCGTTGGCTAAGAGTATAGCCCCTGACGAGCTTGTGAGGGCCGCTAACGCAGGATTACGCCTCGACGATGGCGCCCGTCGGCTGCAAGGCAACCTCGAACTTGGTGAGCTCGCCCATGGCCGGACTCCGGTCGTAACGGCGGATGATCGCCTCGAAGGTCGACGTCTTCGAGCCGCCGTAAGTGAATTTGATCTCCCGCGTGTCGCCGAGCGCGTTGAAGATCGCATCCGGCCCGGTCGTCACCGTATCGTCGAAGGCGCCGCCGAAAACGATCTCGGCCGCCCGGGAGACGCCGACGGCGGCCCAACGTTCGTCTGCATCCCCGGCCGACGTGATCTCCTCGAGGATCGCCTCGATAGAGAAGCCGTTGATGCTCGTGATGTAGGTCGACATATCGATCGGCGAGCCGCCGGAGTTGTCGACCTCGATCTTGAGGTCGGCGAAACCGTACTTTGCCATCCGGAGCGCGAGCCGATAGAAGACGGCCAGCGCACCGAAGAGCCCGAGAATGAAGCGAATCATCTTGCCCTCCTTTGTTCGCTTAGGCCCTAACGAGCCCTACCATGAACGTGATCGACTGGCTGGAACCGGAGCCGATGAAATCCCAATCGATTGCGGCGTATCGGCGGATCGTGCCGGTGAGCGGTATCCTCTCCGCCGTGTTGGTGACGGTGACGACGGCGAAGGCGCCATCGGAGTGGTCCGCAAACGAGATATCGTCGGCGGAGTCGCGGATCGTCACTTGGACACTCGTGTAACCGCCGAGCGCGAGCGCCGTGACTTCGAGATATCCGGCGCCGCCGTTCGCGCTTGAGGCGGCGTTGTCGACGCTGTCGCTCTCGGTATCGCCCGGGTCGCTCGTTTCGGCCGAGAGCTCATGGAGGATTACGCCCTCCTCGACCGCGCCATCCATCGTCATCGCGGCGGCCGCCTTATGGAGCTCGTCCTTAGACGGATTGCGATCGTAGGTCGCTTGGATCGCGCCGTCCATGCCGATAAAGGCGCGCCCGATGACGTTGCCCGCGAGTCCGATCGCCGCGACCGTCTCCGCCAGCCCGACGAGCGCCTCGTTGCTCGCTCCGGCGGCATCGTCGAAGAAGCCGCTTTGCGTCAAGCGAGCCATGTTGACGCCGACCTTGGCGTGAGTTTCGTCGGCAACGCCAAGGCCCGTCGTCTCCTCGATCTTCGCCTCCCGCGTGAGGTTGACGGTTGTCATGAAGCCCTTGATATCCCTGCCCCCGAAGAGGAGGAAAGCGACGTCGGCGCTCCCGTATTTAGTCATTGGAGGACCTCCTACCCTTGACCTCGACGAGCCGCCCGCCGTCGAGGAATTGGAGGACCGACTTGCGAGCGTGAGCCGGGAGCTCCTCGATATCGAAGGTCGACCCGGCCTTGATCTCGATGATCTCGCCCCGCTCTTCCGTCGGGACGTGCTCCCCCGCCCTGATCCGTTTCACGACCTCCGGATCGGCCAGCGTCGTGATCCTCGCCTTGGCCCTGTATCGCTTGCTCATGAGGTAATCCCTTCGAGGATGATCCTCGCGTCCTGGCGGTATTGGCTCGTTGCTCGACTGGTTAGGATGGGGCCCCAATCCTTGCGGATGGTCCCCACGTTCCCGAGGTTGAAGCCGACGGTATCGCTCGCGGCGAAATGGCCGTCCTTGAGGAGCTTCCAGATCACGTCATCGATGTATCGCCATATCGTGCGTTGGAGCCTCTCAATGTCCCGGGTCCCGATCGCGACGATGATCCCGACCGAGAGCGTAAAGCTCCATTGTTCATCATTTGCATCCCAACGGACGTCCTCGTTGAAATCCGTCAGGATGACGAGCGCCGGGAAGGAGGCGATGCTCGGCGGCGGCTCGCCGATGAACGTCGCCGCGAGGGACTCGAGCTTAACGTCATCCTTCTTGCCCTGATTCACGCTCGCGATCTCGGCATCCCAATTCGTCTCGAGATAGGTGACGATCTGATCGACTAGCGTCTCGGTCGTGCTCAAACGATCGTCCTCCATGCGGGCATTCCGGTCCGCTCCCGGAGCGAGTTGACGAGATGCCGTTGGACCATCTTCGTCCAACGCCTTTTATCGCTCTCGATGAGGTCAATAGGCGGCCGCGCTGGCATCTTGGACGTCCCGAGAGCGTGAGCGAGCGGGTAAGGGAAGCCGCCCTCAGACGTCACCGAGGAGCCGAGCTCCATCGTGTCCTTGGTGATCCGCCGGATCGCCCCGGGAGCTCCCCGCCGCGTCAGGCTATGGAAGAGGGCGAGCGTCTCGCGAAGGATGCCGGGGCCCTTCTTGCGGGCCGCATAGACGGGGTTGAGCGGCGCCCATGCGTTGCCCTTGCCCTCGGCGAGGAATTGCCGCTCCTCGATCTCGAGGAAGTCGTCGGCGATCTCCTCATAGGCCGGCGAGAGGTCATCGACGGCGTCGCCGAAGCGCGAGAGGATACGGTCGATCTGCGCCTCTCCGGCGACGAGGTAGGTGAGCCGGAAGGGCATTTAACAGGTCCTCCCGATTATCAAGACACCAATCGGCAAGTGTATGGATAGGTGCCCCATCTTCGGTGGCCATAAATGCGCGCTGATGCCGAGGGAGACATGAGGAAACGTCGCCATGAAACGGACTCCATATCGGCGAAGTGGACGCGTTGGACAGGATTGAGTGACCATTACCGCCGCCTCCAATCGTGTTCCACGAGATGCAAGTAAAGCGCGGCGGCCTCGAGCACCATGCCGAGCGTGAGCGCCGCGAGGAGTATGGTGAGCGCGATATCGGGTATCATCTATCGTCGCCCCACGCTAGAAGCCGAATCAGGGCGTCCGCCGACGGCAGGAATAGCCCCGGAGGGTCCGAGCGAGGCATTGATCGCGTTCACTAGAAAACCCGCCCCATCTTCGCCCGAGGTTCGGCGATGTCTCCAAGATCCTCCTCCACGTCCGGGTTGCGCGTGAGGTAGGTCGAGGGGCTGAGATCGCTCCCTCCCTTGGCTGCGCTGTCAGGGATGCCCTGGCCCTTGGCGAATAGCTTGAGGGCGTTCCGGTAACGGGCCTCCCAAAAGGCATACGCGGGCGTCTCGCCCACGCCGACGGCGTCGGGAAACATCGACTTGAGGATCGCCGCCGCCGCCCCATACTTGTTGAGCGCCTTGAGCCAATCGACGAAATAGGACGGCGTCGTCACCGGGATCGAGAGCCCGGCCGCGTCAAGGACCGAGTTGAGCTCGGCGTCGATATCGATGACGACCGAGTCGGCCGCGAGCCGGTCAGGGCTTGTCGCCCGGCCGATATCGAAGGCCGATATGATCCCTTGCACGTCCGAGACTTCGGCGTATGTCACCATCCGTTACCCTTCTCCTTATCACTCTCCGGGAGCCGACTCCGGGTTGAGGGCAGGCCCGAGAAGCAAGACCCTCATCCCGGAGCGGCTCCGCCCCTTGGCTTAGACGTCGAGTATCTGGAGACCGTGCCGAGGCTCGCCGTAACCGGCGTTGTAGCGCGCCCTCACGGAATAGAGGAACTTGTCCCGGATGATGCCGCTCTCGCTGTTCGGCGTGGTGATCCCCTCCAAGGCCGGGGCGATGCGCGTCTGATAGACAAACGGCTTGATCGCTCCGGCAACGTGGAACATGTACCAGTCATCGGCGGTCGCCAGATACGGGTTGACGATGACCATGTATCCGCCCGCGTTGAAGGAGGCTCCCGGACTCGGCGGGATGACCGCCCGGTCCTGACGCCCGGCCCGCTCGACGTTCAAGGACTGGAAGGCCGTCTCCTCGAGATCCGGCGGGACCATGAGGACGTTCGGCGTGAGAGCCATCGGACGGCCTTGATCGTCCTCGAACTGGATCATCGCCGCACGGCCGGCGCGGAGCCCCGCCTGGAATTCCGCGACTGTCCCGGCACCGTAGGCGCCGCCGATGATGTTGTCGATATTCGCCGACTTGCCGATCACCCGGGTATTGGCGAAGAACGCCGTCCCGTCGTAGGCGACGCCGTTATCGGCGACGAGGTTGAAGATCAGTTGACCGGGATGCCGGGCGGCCTCGCCGCCAAGCTGCCGGACCCTCGGAAGAATCAGGCCGAGCCGGTCGTCCTCGATAGCCGACCGGGAGACCTCGATCGCGGCCTTATAGAGGTTGTTGGTGATCGAGAAGTTATACTCCTCGAGCCCCTCAAGGCTCGGCTCGCCATGCGTGACGTCCTCCATCTGAGGAGGTGTCCCGAACCATTCATAGGTCTCGGTGAGCGTCTTCGAGGGGATCTCCATCGCCACTTGGCGCCACGCCTGGAAAGCCTGAGCGGCTTGAAAGTCCTTCTCGTAGAGCGCGCGGAAGTTGGTCAGGACTCCCGCTAGAAAGTCGCTTGTTACAACGGCCATGTCTGCCTCTCCTTGTTCTCACTCCAACGGCCCGAGGGCGGCCGGTGTCCGGTTACTGCATCTTCGCCGTGAGGAGAGGTATTTAGTTGTCTACGATTCCTTTGCCCACGTCCCCTGCGGCGCGCCGACGACGACCCAACCTTGGCCGCCGTCGCCGAAGATCGTTACTGCGTCGCCCTCGACCGCCGTCGCCTTCGTGTTGAGAAGGTCCTTGTCATCGACGGACGTGACGAACATGATCGCATCGGCGGCGGCCGGAGAAATCGAGAGCAAGACGGCACCATCGGCCCCGGTGTTGACGAAGGTATAGAAGAGCCCCGCCGCCGTCGCCGGGAGCGTGAACACCTTGGCGTCCGTCGCGATGGCGAATACCGTTCCGCTCTCGCTCGCGAGGACGGTATAATCGTCCGTCTTCGTGACAAAGTCCCGAACCGGGGCCGCGACCGATGCCGCGAAGGGCGTCATGAGTATCCAACCCTCGGTCGTCGAGATGAAGGCGATCAGGATTCCGACCGCGACGAGGTTGCTCGAAGTGTTGTCGAACGTTTGGTCATCGATCGCATACATGAGATCGCCGACCATCGCTTGAGTGATCGAGCTCGCCGCGAAGCGGAAGGTCCCGCCCGTCAGGACGCGGCAATTGAGATCGCCGTCGGAGCCGCCCGAGTTATCGACAAACTCGTCGGCCACGCCGACAACCGAGAGCCCGGCCGTATCGGCCGCCGGGATGAGATACCCGTCGGCGTCCATCATGACCATCGAGCCCTTATAGATGGTCGTCGAGGCCGCGACCGGGATCTCGCGCTGTCGGTCCTCCCTACGCGCCGTCTGCCGATCCGCCGAGAGGACGGTATCGAAGACGAGAGCGTAAGCCGCGATGAGCGCCCCGAAGAGCACCAAAATGAAACGCATTACTGCCTCCTATTGGCTAGGCGTTACTCGCCCCTCTTGGACGCGCCTCTAGTCCTCGTTTTTGGTTTCGGGCTCAATCCCCGCCTCGACCTCGAGGGCCTTGATGATCTTGGCGGAGAGCTTGATGCCGCGAGTGGCCGCGTTCTCCTTGATGAGCGCGACCCGTTGCTCGGGGCTCCAAACGCCCAACTGCTCGGCGACCGCCCGTTGGGCCGCCGTCGGCTCCAGGTCCCCGATCTCGCTAGTCTCACCGCTGGCGCCCCGCTCGCCGGTCTCGATGAGGTCCGGTTGCGAGCCGATGAACTCGTCGAAGCCCTTCGGGTCGTCGAGCGCCATCTTGAGCGCGACCTTCCGTTGGGCCGGCAGGAGCTTCTTGAGTTCGATGGCCTTCGTAACGCGCCCCTCGGCGTCGCTCTTGGCCTGATTCGTCTCAAGCGTGAGGACCCGCTGGCGGGTCTCCTTGAGCTCCGTCCTTGTCTCTTTGAGCTCCTTGGAGTCTCCGGACCCGCTGCCGGACCCGGCGCCCTTCTCCTTGAGCTCCTTGAGAGCGGCGATGAGGTCGTCGCCCTCTTCGATGCCGAGGAGCGTCCTTAGCTCCTTCTCGTCGTAAGCCATATCGATGCCCTCCTTCGTGAGCTTCTCGATCGCCGCGTTGAGCTCACGCTTCTCCTCTTCGCCGACGCCCTCCGATCGCGCGTGAGCCGATAGATGCCGAAGGGCCGCCGCCTTGGCGGATGCCGGGAGCTTTGATTGCGGGAGCCGGGCAAGCTCGAGGCCGCCGGGGTCCTCGGTTCCCCATAGTGCCTTGAGATGCTCCTCGTCGAGCCCGAGAGCGTTCCGAAGATGAGGGAGGTCGACCCCGTCAGCGCCATGATGAGGCAGGAAGCGGAGCGCGCGCGGTTGCGTCTTGCCGCCCTCGTCCTTGGTGCCGCCCGGGGCGATGTAAGCGAAGGCCGAATCGGGGAGATCGTTGGTGAAGGCCGTCGTCCATTGTGCGAGATCCGTCTTGCCCATCTTGCTCCTCCTCTTGTTGATGATCTCGTCGAGCTCCTCCCGGAGCTTGCGGAAGAGGGCCCGAACGGTCGGGCTCCCGGTCTGTCCTTTGACGAGGCTCGCGGCGATCTCCTCGACCTCCCGGAGCTTCGTCTTGACGTCCGAAAACTCGAGGCCGAGGTCGACGTCATCGAAGACGAATACACGGGAGCCGTCGCGCGGCGCCGTGAGCCTGAGCGATTGATAGAGCTTGGTGATATCCTCGAGGCCCTCGACGGCCGGGAGGTCCGCCCCAAGGAGGGCGAGGCCGGTGAACACCCAAGGATACGTCTTGCCGCCGATCTTCATATCGGGCGTGATCTCGGCGGACCGCTTCCGGAAGGCGCCGGCATCGATGAGCTCGCCGATCTTCTTCGGGACCTTGATGAGATCGCCGATAAGGCGTTGCCCCTCGCGCCGGAGGTTGCGAATCCAACCAGCCGCCGGGAAGCCGTCCTCTTGGACGAGCTTTTGATTATCATCATGGCCGAGCTTGACCGGCGGGTCGACTTCCTCGAGCGTCTCCCGGTGAGCCTCGACCATCGCGTCCAGCATCTCGACCGTGAACCGGCAACCCTCGGGAGGGCATCCTTCGCCATGCCAAGTCCCCGTCTTGAGGAGCTCGACGCCTGTTTTTTCGACTGTCGCGAGCGCCATCCTTACGACTCCGTTCGCTTGTTGGAAAGCATCGCTCTCGCACTCGGATTGATCGCCGCCTCGGGCCGTACAGCGCCGGAGAACGTCGTTGAAGACGTCAACCCATCGCTTGCGGGTCGCCTCCGGTCGCCCTTGGACGTTGGAAGGGAGATTAGGATCATCCGGGCCCTCGAATGGCACAAGCTACGCCTCCGCCTCGTCGCCCTCGTCCTCTTCCTCATCCTCGACCGTCTCGCCCTCGCTCTCGGGCCTCCCTCGCTGCGTGTCCCCCGTCACTGTGTTCTCGTAGTATCCGCCGCCCTTATGGACCCACTCGCCGCCGTCGCCCTCATCTTCCTCCTCGGGCTCCTCGGCGCTCAAGAGACCGCCCTCAACCGGGAAGACGGCCGCCGTGATCGTGCGGCAAGGGCCGCATAGCTCCTGCGTGATCGCGACAGCGGCTCGGCTCGGAGTCCCGGGCTTCGAGATCGTGACGTCGCCGGTCGGCGCCGTCTTCGACGTGCATCGCTGGCAAGCCATGAGGGCCTCCTCGGAATCGCGAAATCGTCTCGCTGCCTCTCAGCATATCCGGAGATCAAGCCCGAGAGCCGCCGGAGGACGTGTCAGTTTTGTTTCACTTCTCGAATGACAGACAGCGAAGCGCCGGAAGGCCAAAGCCGACCGGCGCCGCGCGACGTGAGTCCCTTGGGGAGGGAAACTCGAGGCTAGTATATCAGGCGCGCCCGCCCTTCGGTATCTTTAGGCTCACGACGCCGACCATCTTCGACGCGACCCCGTCGGCGCTGCAGTTGTCGCAACGGAAGCGCGCGCCCGGCTCGCTGGCGCGTCGCCCTGGCTGAGAGAGCCAATAGCACCCTAAGCAAGCAAACCAATGGAAGGAACCGCGCCCGATCATTCGACGTACTCTCCGCCAGTCCGGGCCGGGGATGAGCTCAAGAGGCTCCGATGGAGGTCGACGGACTCCGGCCGCGTGAGCTTCTTGGCGCGCGCCTTCTCCCAAGGGGAGACGTTGTCGAATTCGCGCTCGGCCCCGCAAAACTTACAACGTGCCGAGGACGCCAATCCGTTAGGTCTCTCGATGAGCCAATGGTGCCGGCACTCGGTCTCGCTCGTCATAGCCCGGCGTCCTTTTCGAGCATCTCCCGGACTTCCTCGCGCACTCGCCTCGCCTTGATGATCTCCTGCCAACCGATGCGGGGCCGAATCTGAGTATGCCTCTTGGGGAAACGCTTGACCTCATGTATAGCCGGATCGAGCTCCATGACGAGACGGTTCGGATCGAGGGACGTGAACCAACGCCAACAAATCTCGCATAGGGCGCAACCTCTCCAAATCGTATGAACGGGCCGACCACATTCGACGACGGAGCATATCATACGGTCCTCCTTGCTAACTGGCGGTTGGGCTCTCCACCTTGACGTAGACGCTCCGCTCGCTCTTGAACAGGACGTGATAGATCAGGTAAGGGATGACGCCGGTCCCGAGGAGCCAAATGATCGAGATCCGCTTAGGCTTGACCATCGTCACGCCCTCCGTCGTCGCAACGGTCACTCGGTAGCCCTTAGCGCGATAACGATCGACCTCGCTCGTAAACACTTCGCCCATGACGGTCCTCCTTTCGTATCGTCTATCTTACAACGCCCGGGGCCTCCCGCCAACCCGGGACAAACTCATCGAGCTCCCCGAGGCCGAAGCCGCCCCGCTCGGCGAGCCGTTCTAACGACTGGCTCGTCCCGTACTTGCTCGAGTAGACCTCGTAAGCCTTCTCCGCCAATGACCAAGGGATCGAGGTCGGGGCGTCAGGATCGCGATCGCGCCGAAGTGTCCCTTGGAGAACCGGGCAACGGCGGTCGTCAGGCAACGTCCCGGGCCTCACTCTTGAGTATGAATACATAGATACAACGGCATCGACCCCGGCCCTCGCAATTTCGATAGGGCGGCCTAAATTCCTCATAGTCAGGCGTGTCGAGCTCTATTTCGAGCCCGTCGGCAGCCTCGCAGGGGACACACGTTCCGCCGTCAAGAAGGGCAGAATAGATAGCTTGCTCGACAGTCGCCTCGAGCTCTTGGGCGACCGCCTGCCTTCCGAGATTAAGCGCCTCCGAGACGCTTTGCCCGGCCGCCTTCCTGATCTCCCGATCCGATAGACCGGAGAGTTGGGCCGAGAGGCGACCTTCGTTGAAGACGCCCTCTCGGAATTGCGTCAGCATCTCATAGACGAAACCGCTTTTGAGCTTATCGGCCATGATTCCGGCCAGCGAACGCCCCTTGACCCCGAAAAAGGAGACAACGTCACGTAGCCGCTCGGGGTCGAGCCCCTCTACCCGTAATCGCCTCGAAAGCCCTTGCTCCCCAAGCTCCCGCGCGATCTCAGCCCGACCTAAATCATAAAGATCGGAGAGAACCTTCTTGATTATGACGGCCGCCTCGCCCTGAAATCGGACTTGAGCGTCTTCAAGGATGCGGAAATCTCCGCTCTCAAAAGCCTTGCGAGCGAAGCCAACTAGATTTTCCACTTGGCGAACGGATACGACTCTTACCGCCGATGTGATATCGCTCTCGGCTGCGTCGAGCGACTTCTCGAGGAGCTCGAAGTTGACGCGCTTTTCGGGTTCGGTCCGGGGTCGGTTCCGGCGGCGGCGGCGCCGGCGGTCGGGATGACGAGCGAAGCGTCGGGCCGAGACCTCCTCCGGCTCCTCTCTCTCGGGGAGCTCAAGGTCCGCCCGGAGACTGTCCTCCATCCCATCATCCGGCGTCAGGGCGGCGGCCCCGACGAGCTCGGCGACGGCCTTCGCGACCTCGAGGATCGGGCGCGTATCGAGTCGGGAGTGGACGAGCCGCGGATACTCCTTGACGTCCGGGAAGTTGAAATCGACGAGTTGCGGGATCAGGTGTCGGTTGTGAGTGTCGGCGATGATCGCCGCCCTGAAACGGAGCGCCATGATGAAAAGGGAGCTCTTGTCCTTGTGCATCGCGAGCGACCCCTCCTCGGTCATCGTGAGGAAGTCGGCCAGGACGGACTTGACGATCTCGAGGTCATGATACTTGATCGACGGGAGCGGGTCCGCGATGGCGCCCTTAACGCCCTCGACGCGATACTTCCAACCGCCCTCAACTTCGGCGAAGTATTGTTTCTCGTGAGCATGGAGGCTCATGAGCGCGCTCTCGAGTTTCTTGAGCTTGGCCGCGTCCTCTTGCATGAGGGTCCCGACGTCGATCCCGAGGCCGCGCTTCTCCTTTTGGATCGCGTCGACCCGGAGGAGCATATCCTTATAGAACCATGACCGATACGCGGCCCGGAGAAGGGAGATGCCCCGGTAGTTGGAGCCCTCGAGATCGTTGACGAAAACGAGGAGCTTCTCGACCGGGATCGTGTTGATCGTGGTCCCTTCCGTCTTGATGACTTGTTGCTCGATGCCCGCGAGGCCGCCCGTATCGTCGAGGAGCCACTTGAGGATGCTCGCGGGCTTGCGGAGGGCGAGCTTCCGGAGCCGGACCCGTTGGTCGACGACCTCCCAAACCTTCTCAAACGGCGCCGCCCCGTAATCGAAGGAGAGCATGAGTTGATTGAAATATACCGGCCAAGAGACCGTCATATTGAAGAGGTTGTCGGCGACGAATTCGGCGATCTCCTCGTCGCGCGTTTGATCGGAGGCGGGCTCGATCGTCCACTCCGCCGCGCCTAGCGGGAGCTTGACGACGTTGAGGGCGGCCTTGATCTGCGGGTCGGCGAGGCGCATCTTGTCGATGGTCTCGTAAAGGAGGTTGCCTTGGAGGTCGAGGTTGTAGTCGGTCTCGCCGAGGAAGCCGCCGCTTATCGCGTATCCAGTCGCTCCGATCTCCCCGGACGGCGGCCGCCGTTGGAGCTTGATGATCCCCTGCGGCGTCCAGACGCGCGGGGCCTCGCGCTCTTCGGTCTCGTACTCGATCGCTGCCGGCATAGATGCCTCCAATGGCTAAGGTAGACGGCCAAGAGCCCGACGCCTACGATCCCGATTATAACCTCCGGGCCGGGGCCGACGGACGTCTCCATCGTGTCACTTCGCGGGAGCCATCAGCCCCATCTGCGCCGTGCGCTCCCGCGCCATCTTGCAGTAGTCCGCGCTCATCTCGATGAGGATCGAGTGCCGGCCCAACCGCTCAGCCACCAGCCCAACGGTGCCGCTGCCGGCGAACGGGTCGAGGACCCGGCAGGGGACAGGCTCGCCGTCGTGGTCGCATGCGGGTCGCCAGCCACGATCTACGCGGCGATAGCCATGCCCGCCTTTCGCGGCGTTCTCGGCTCGCTGTCCACGAGCGCCATCGTCTTCGTGGTCATGCCATGATCGCCCGATGGTTCCACCTTCCGCCTCCACCACCCGCTCCCACGGCGCGCCACACTCCGGGCAGCACCCCCGCTCCGACGTGCCTGCCAGGATACACGGCTCCACCAGCTTCTCCGGGAACGTGGCGAAGTGGGCTTTAGGATAGGGCTGCGTCGCGATCTCCCACACGGAGCGGCGGTTGCGGCCAGCGGGATGGTTGCCTGCCCTGTCCCGTTGCTCGCTTCGCCCGGGCACAAATGACTTGGGGAGACATCCTCGCTGCCCATCGAAGTTTGGACGCTCGATACCAAGATTCGGCTCCCGTATCGCGTCGGCGTCGTAGTAGTACCGCGCCTTTTTCGTGAGCAAGAACATGTACTCGTGGCTCCGCGTCGGCCTGTCCGTCACCGACTCCGGCATCGGGTTGGGCTTCGACCACACGATGTCCGAGCGCAGCCACCAGCCGTCCGCCTGTAGCGCGAAGGCCACGCGCCAGGGAATGCCCACGAGATCCTTAGGCTTGAGGCCGGGCGGCGTTGGGGCACGGCCACAGGGATGATTGCTGTGCTTGTGGCCACCGCCTGTCCCTAGCCGTTCACCCAATTTGTCTAGTGCTTGATATGCTGGCTGACCACTGCTCGCATAGCTGTCACCTAAATTCAGCCAAAGCGTCCCGTCGTCCCGCAGCACCCGCCGCACCTCGCGCATCACCTGGACGATGTGCTCGACGTACAGCTCCGGCGTCGGCTCGAGGCCCAACTCATCGGGGCCGATGCTGTAGTCCCGAAGCCCCCAATAGGGCGGGGACGTGACGCAGGTATGAACGCTGCCGTCCGGCATCGCGGCCAGGGCCTCGCGGGCGTCGGCGCAGATGATCTCGACGGTCATTTACGGTCCTCCTTGCCGTCGATTATACCTCACAAAGCCGTCGAGGCGCGCCCTGACGCTAAGAAGAATGTCGACGTGATAGACCGCGAGGACCCGAACGACGTCATCCTCAAATATCGAGCCATCGCGAACCTTCCGGAAGTGCTCGAGCTCCTTGTCGACCCATGCCCGGGCGAGCGCGAGCTCCGGCGAGACGATCTTCGGTCGAGGAGATCGATACCGTAGGCCAAGCGTGTTCCTTGTATAGACGCCGACCGATATCCCGTTGCGGCCGATCTTCTCGGCGATCCGATGAGCACTCCATCCCAATGCCCACAATTCGCCGATCTCCTGACGCTCCTCGGGCGTGTAGCGGCCCCGCTTGGTCGAGCGCGCCAACGACTGTCTATACCTCGACATTAGCATCGTTCTCACTTCGGGGCCGCGTCGGTCCTCATGATCCGCCGTCCGAGCCATTCGGCGACTTGCGGCACGACGGCGTTTCCGAGTCCTCTAAGTCTGTCCACCCGAGAGGGAACCCCATGAGCCACTCGACCCACGTCGGATTCAACTGTCCACCAGTCGCCGCTTGATCCGTCGGCTCCGGGACGTGAACCGCCCTTCCGAGGAGTGAGTTGACGGGGACGTTCTTGCATGACTCCGCGCTTCCGTCCTTGTGATCCCGGCCCGTCGGAGTCGGCCAAAGCCCATGTCGCGCCATCGCCTGCAAAGACGGCCGGACTGGCCCTATCCACCCCATCCCGCCACCCTGATTTGATCCGTATGAGATCGCGCTCGGCGTGGGCCACAATGAAGACGCGGTCTCGAAGATGCGGGGCACCAAACGCCGCCGCCGATAGACGGTCCCATTCAGCATGATACCCGCCTTCGGCCAGTCCTCCGAGAACCTCATCGAATCCCCGAGTAAAGAGCCCTGGCACGTTTTCCACGAGGACGTATCGGGGTCGTAGAACGCCAATGAGTCGAGCCATCTCCGGCCAGAGCCATCGAGGGTCATCGGCTCCTCGTCGCTGTCCGGCGACCGAGACGGGTTGGCAGGGGAATCCTCCGCAGATGAGATCAACCTTTTCGAGCTCATCGCCTGTAACCTCCTTGATATCGCCATAGCGACGGACGTCCGGCCAATGCTTCGCGAGGACGCGGCGGCACCACTCATCGATCTCGATTTGCCAAACGATCTCCATACCGGCGCGCTCAAGGCCGAGGTCAAGGCCGCCGATCCCGGAGAAGAGACTTCCGACTTTCATTACGGTCCTCTTGCGTCGATTATACCTAGAAGCTCCTCTTCATGATACCGCCGGAGTCGGGGTCGGCGCCCCGGACGTCCTCGAGTTGCTCACGACTCGGAATCGAGCCCTCCGGAAGGTCGAGATTGATCGCCTTCGCCAGATCGGCATAGGCGCCGGCCGTCGCGATGACTTGGTCGTCGTGAGCGCCGCCCGGGTAGCTCTCCGCCTCGTCCAGCCAAGCGCCGATCCATGAGCCCTCAACGAGGAAGAGATCGCCGCTCTCGGCCAAGGAGGAGACAGGATTGACCCGGAGCTCGGGCGCGCCGGTCGCCGGGATGCCCTTGAAGTCGTAACCAGCGAGGACCCGGCGGCGGTAGTGCGAGATGACAGTCTTCCCGGAGGCCCCGGGCTCTTGCTCCATCCTGATCCTGATATCCTGGCCGTCCGCCTCGGCGGTCGTCTTGATGATCCTCTCGACCTCCCCGGGCGTCTCCCGCCGCCGGACCATCCCCTTGATGAAGTAGCGATCGAGCTCGTCGCGGCCCATGAGGGCGCCGACCGTATAGTCCGGGTCCTTGCCCGGCTTCGGCTCGGTCGCGGCGAGATCCCAAAACCGCGTCCAAGTGCAACGGGGCGCCGCCTCGACGATCCTGTTCGCAAACCACTCCCGGCGAAACTTCTTGCCCTCCGCTCTCACCGTCCAGTCTCCGGCGACGAGTTGGGCCCGCGTGATCGGGTCAAGATGCCGGAGCGACTGGAGATAGCTCTCGCGGTCGACGTGAGGGTTGTCCTCGAGCTTCGCCGGCACGAACGGCCTCCCGGCCGAGGGCCCCTCCGTAAGCATCCGTTGTTTGACCCACTCATGGCCGACTCCTCCGGGGTTGGACGCCCATCGCATCCGGAGCGGGACGCGGGAGAGCATGGCGATCCGTTGGCAGTTGGGGCAAGCGGAGTCCGGCTCGTCCTTGTGGTCCGGACACGTCGGCCGCCGGAGTCGCGAGAAGAGATAGGTGTATTGGCTCTCGGTAAACTGCGTGAGCTCGTCGAAGCCGATGTATTGAAACTCCGCCGATTGATAACCGTACTTGTCGCCCTCATATTGGAGATAGCCGAAGGTGAGCGTCGCCCCCAACGGGAAGCGCCAAGAGTGAGTCTCATGATCCCACTTCGCATCGGTCGGCCGGAGCCATTGATCGGCTCGCGCCATGAGAGCGCCGGGGAGGGAGAGGTCGCGATAGGATCGGCGGAGGAGGAGGGCCGCATAGCCGGGGATCTCGATGTATTGGAGGGCGGCCATGAGGAGCGCCTCGCTCTTGCCCCCGCCAGCCGCGCCCCCATAACCGGCCTCTTCATCGTTGAGGAGGAGGAAATAGCTTTGCTTAGGTGTCGGGTTTTTCGGGTTGTATGGGCGGATCAGCCGGAGGCGGGAGGTAGGCGGCCGCCATACGTCCGGCGAAGTGACCGGCGGCCGCGATCTCAAAGCCGACCCGGAAGACGTCTCGCCAGAAGTCATTATCGAGCTCTCCCTCATCCGCTAGGATAGGCCCGGAGCCGCCGCCCGGCAACAGGGCCCGCGAGGGCTCGGTCCAGCCGGGGACGTCGTCGGTCGTCTTCGCCATCGCTCGCAACCATGCTACCGGGTCCTTGAAGCGAACGATCGCCTCCGCCGTTGCGCGAGCGACCGCTCTCGCCGTGCGGACGGCGTGAAAGAATGCCTCATAGAACGGATCTCCGTTACGTCCCTTCTCCATCCAGTATTGATATGTCCGGCGGCTGATCCCGGCGGCCTCGGCGGCGACTTCGGCGGTTGCGCCGTTGGTGATCTTCGCGCAGATGACCGCTTGGACGTTGAAGTCAAGGAGGACGGGCCGGCCGGCCTTATCGCGAAGCTCCTTCTTGTGGCGTGTATCGCGAGTCCTCGTTGTTCGGGAAGACGCGGGCGATCGCCGCGCGGACCCGGACGATTTGATCTTCGATGGCGTCGAGCTCCTTCCCGAAGTCGGCCCCGAGCCGGGCGGTTGTCTCGTACCGCTCTCCGCCTTTGTCCTCGAGCTCGTCGTCTTCCTCGTCCTCGTCGAAGCCTTCGCACGTCCCCGGCGGGCATCCTTCGCAGAGCCCGCTTTCATCCTTGTGCTCTTCGGCCGCGCATCCGCAGACATAGCAAGCCATCGCCTCCTCCTTATGATTCCCGAGCGAGGATCGCCGCCATCTCCCCGGCGGCGCGACCGTGCGGGCAACAATCGTGATCGGGCTCCGCCGGAGGAAGATTCGGACGGTGACAGTCGCAAGGGCAGATCACGAGCTCCGGGGCGGGCCGCTTCCATCTCACGATAAGGTAACTTGAGCCGTCCATTGAGTGCCGGAGCCAACCCTCAGCGTCCGATTCAATCTCGAGCACACCGGAGCCGGTCGCCCAATCGAGGATCTTCGTCTCCGGCTCGATGATCTTCGCCATGACGCGGATCATCTCCTCGAGGAGCATCTCCTTGGCCTCCCGGCTGTTCGTGAAATCACTCATCTCGCCCTCGCTCTCTTCCGGCGCTCCCGCGCTTGGCGGGCCTCCATCTCATGCCGGCCGGGAGTCGCCCTTACTCTCCCCATCTGTAACCGGCTCATGCGGCGAGCGTGAGCGGCCCATCTTGGATATGCTTGTCGATTGAAAAGGTTGACGACGCGCTTTCGGAGTATTTGCCATTCGTAGGTGCCGGGCTCGACAGGGTCATGCGGAGCGCCCCATCCGGCGGCTTGGAGATCGCCATACACGAGGCTCTTGATTCGGCTATGCCGGACCTCACGGCGGAGGAGATCCTCACGAGCGGAGCGCGCCATCGTATAAGCGCCGGCCTTTGTGCGGGGCTTATAACGGAGGAATCTAAGCCAAGCGTCTTGATAGACGTCATGCCGGAGGCTCGGATTGCTAACGGTCGCGGCGACGGTCGCGGCGACGGCCGAGAGAGACTCGAAGCGAAGCATCCTATAAGTTGCATCTCGGGCCGACCCTATTCTATCACTATGAGGTTATGGACACGTTTCGCGAGGTCGAGGAGCTCGAGCTCCGCCTTGTTGAGCTCGGTGATCGGCGGCGCTTGGAGCCCCGTTATCACGCTAGCCGCTCCCATCTGGAAGGCGAAGGCGGCGCCGGTCGTGACGTGAGGCAACGTCGTCAACTTGTCGGCTTCGCCCGGCTCGATCATCCCTTGGTCTCCGGCTTCGGGCATTTGCAACCTCGGGCGCCGCAACCATGTTGACGGCAAGGGCCGGGGAGATACTCGCAACATTGATCCTTCGCGTAAGCGCCGCAACGGCAATAATGGCTCTCGTGCTTGCCGACGACGCAAGGCGCGCTCTTAACGGGCCTTGGCATCCTTCGCTCCCTTCTTCTTGCGGCTGCCCTTCGGCTTCTTCGCCATCGCCCGGCCGAGGTCCTCGAGGCGCTTCGCCGGCTTGGTGAACATCGGCATAACGAGCGCCCAAAATCTGTCATCCTCGTCATGGAAGCCGCCTTCGACTGCCATGACGATCGGCGCGGCGCCTCCTCCGGGGAGGATGCCGATATGGAGCATCCCGTAAGCCTCCGGATGCGAGCCCTTCTTGGTCGCCTGCGCGACCTTCGCCAGAAGGTCCGGCGCGAGCGAGACGACCGCCCTGAAATCGCCCTCGGGCTTGAGGTTCTCATACTTCGGGAAGTTGCCCTCGATCGACGGGAAGGCGCCGACGAGCGGCGGGCCCGGGTCGATTATGGGGAGCTTCGAGCCGTGCTTTATGATCTTCGGCGTCCGCTCCGAGCCCGCCGGCGGCACAATCACGACGAGACGCTTCTCCTCCATGATGAGGCCGATCGGGCCCTCCTTGCGGCCGCACGTCTTGAGGAACGCCCTTACGTGCGTCGGAGGGATAAGGAGCTCGGCCCCGAACGCCTGCGGCGGTCGGGCGTAGCCGATCCGTTGATGCGCGAGGATGAAGCCGTCGGCGGCGACGCCGGTAAGCCCCTCTTTCTCCGCCTTGAGCTTGATGACCGTCAGGACCGGCCGCGTCTCGTCCTTGGCGACGAACAGCGCCAGCCGGTCGAAGAGCGATCGGAGGTATTCGATCTTGACGGTAAACGGGGTCGCCATTAGACCGCGTCCCGGAAGAGGGCCCGCCTGCCGATCGGTGAGCTCCGGTCGCCCTCCTCGATAACGAGATCGCGCGGCGGGACCTTCTCGTCGTGGTTTGGGCCACCATATATCCCGTCCGCGATGATTTGCTTCTCGAGGTCCCGGAGGAAGCGGGAGATGACCGATCGAAGGCCCGCCTTGGCCTCCTCCGAGCGCATGGCATAAAACGGGTAGGCGTCACCGCCGAGGGCCCGATAGACCTCCTCGATGAGGTTGCCGCTCTCGTAAATATGCTCGGTGATCGCGTCAAGGTCGAAGACGCGGGCCGGATATCCGTACTGAGTCACTACGGTCCTCCTTCTCTTGCGCGGGCGGCGAGCCAAGCCCAACCGTCCCGCTCATGCCAAAAGAAAACGTCGATCTGGTAGCGGCCGAGGAGGCCGGTATCCTCGC